TTGGCGAGTCAGAAGTTAATAGAAGTCAAATAACAGTTCAATTTAAATGTGTGACGACTGGAAACCCAGTTTAGAATTATTCTAAACTATTGTGGTGGTTCATCACTACAAATATAACCAATAACCTGTTTACTTTCATACTCGTGATAAACATGATTAGAAAATAGTTTACGCTTCTTTTGTTCTAATACTTTTACATTTGTGTGAAACCAAGTATCGCAAGATTCAAATATTTCAAAGCTATGTTGTTTAACATCTCCCAGTGTTGTTAAATATAACAACGTTATCATTGTTACTTTCTCAAACATTAACGTCCCTGGCCTTTGTACTTCTTCCTGTGAGGTTTTCTTTTGTTTAGTCTTTTGGTGTGTACACCTGGACGTTTTTTAGGAGTTCGTTTGTGGTAATTGTTTACCCCAAACATAGGTTTTTTCTTAGCCATCTTTTTCGTCTAATTCTTTTGATTTTTGTACAAACTCTCTATCTTTGTCATCAAGTTTTAAATATTTAATAGATCCATTTATATATTGTCTTGTTTCTTGACCACAATGTGTGCATTTGTAAAAGTCAGTTACGATAGCAACTAACAACGTATCCTCATCACAATGTGGACAAATACCATGAACAGTGTCTATGTAACCTATTCTGACCATGGTGTGTATGTTACTTTTCCGTCTATTCTTTGTGCTCTTAATGATTGATTTCTATTTTGATCAGTTGAATAACTACAGTGAATCCATCCAGATGTAGGTTCGTTATCTTTGTAAAATTCTAATATGAGCTGGTCATAGTTTAGCTCATTCTTAATGTAAAGAGCTAGCTCTCTGTTGTCTACACCAGGTATTTCAAAGTCTGCTGCGGCTGCGTTATCGTCCGCTACATGTTGGCTGTTTACACTGCTACCAATTTCTACGCAAAGCTGAGCACAACGGAATCCTGATGATATAATTAATGGTTTCTCAAAATGAGAACGCACCGGTTGTAATATATTCACAGCTAATGCTTTTAAATTTTCTATTTGAGCTGGGTTAGGGTTATTGTTGATACCTTTTCTCTCCGCAATTTGAGACTTAGTTAACTCATCAAGAGTTATATTTGCTGTAAGTTTCATTATTCTAATATTAACGCTTTTATAGACTTAGATCCATCTATATTTTCCTCTAATTCTGCTTTAGATCTAATGCATTTGTAGGATATATCGTTTTGTATAGTTCTACTAGCCTCACGTTTGTGCTTTAAACACACTGACATAGACTCTTGTATTCTGTGCTCCTTGATATCCGGCCCTATAAACATTAGGAGGGCTACAATATTTGCGATCATAATACTTTACCTTTGTTTGGTCCTTCTTTTATTGTGTATTTGTGTGAGCCGTTAGCATTAATATCGACTTCTTCTTTCATAACTTTATTTAAGAAGATAGCATTCCAACCATTCTTGTATGCTTCGTTAGACGGTCTTGATCTACCATCGTATCTTCTACCTTTTCTAGTGTGTTTTACCATTTGCTCTTACCTTATCTTTTAATACTTCTATATCTACCAAAGCTTTTTCCATTTGTTTTTGTAAGAATTGTATGTTGACTTTATTATGCATCATATCTTCAATTCTTTTTTCTATCTTCTCAGTAGTCTTATAAAGATCCTCCAACAACATTAGCTGTTCCTGGTCTACGGGTAACTGCTCTGATTTCTTGAGTAAATCAGCCTGCATCAACTCACGTGATGTTTCCAAGGATACTAATCGCCCAGTTAATTCTGTGTAACCGATCACGCCCATTGCGACCAGCACGATCAAACTGGCAACCGTCTTCATTGGCATCTGTACGGAAGCTGATTCAGAAATTTTTAGCGCCATAAATTACTTATAGAAACCTTTAAAGATCCAATTGACCCACTTGTTCCATAAGCCTTTTACTTTTTCCCAAGCTTTGCAACAAACATTTTTACATTTATCAATCATGTTTCTTCTCCTCAATTTCGTAAAAGAAGTTATCCGTATCTTCGGTCTTCCATTTACTTGTGTTTTCTACGTTCCATTCAGATGTCTGCACTTTCCAATCTGGGATGTTATTCTTCACTGTAAAGGAAGGTATATCCCATATACATCTATTGTTAGGTTGTGCCGCATAGTTCCCATCGTCGAGAGCTATGATGTGAGCACATTTATGCTCGTGCGGAATCTCTGAATGATCCGTATCAAGTATATTACTTTCAGGATGAGCAAAGTCAACAGTGAATAAATACTGTCCATGGTGCCATTTTTTGTCTTTTCCTATGTATTTACCAGCTTGTCCGTCTAGGATATCCCAAGAAGTAATAGCAGGATAATAACTGAAACAATTCCAAAGCTGTAACTCATCAAGTCTACGCCTAGGAACATCTTCCGGTTTGAAGCCGCGTTGTATAAACGCTGTAATCGGGAGACGATAGAAGATAGCACCGTTTTCCATAATTGCATGGAACAGAATCGACTTACCAGTGATCGAGCTAATTCCGAAAATAATACAGTCTTCAACTTCGCCATGATGGCTTTTAAGATCATATAAATACTCCTTTTTTATTTGAGCATATGTTACAGGAATGTTTGCGTTTAAGTAAGCCATAATTAATCATAAATATCACCCCAAGTTTTACCTGATTCATAATCAACTTTATTGGGAACTTCCAAACTAACAGCATTCTCCATAATATCAATTATTTTTTTCGCCGCGTCATCAGATTCAACTGAGATGTCTAATTCGTCATGTATTTGTATGTGTGGTACTATACCTTCGTTATATAAATCTACCATCGCTCTCTTTGTCATATCAGCGGCAGATCCTTGTATAAGTTTATTCAAAGCTTTGTATGTAAATGCTCTTCGGATTCTACCTCTACCATAAGTTCTTTCTGCTTCTTCAAACTCCATCGGTTTATGCATACCAAATTGATTTGGTTCCCATTTTGTAAACCTACATCTACGACCTAACAATGTTCCAATAGATCCAGAAGACTGAGCTGTTTTTGATGTGTAATTCATAAGATCTCTAACGAATGGTACGTTGTGGTGATACTGATTAAATAGATCTTCTGCCTCTTGTTTTGTATTTAACCCAAGTTCAGCCTGTAATTTTGCTTTACCCATTCCATAAAACAAACCAAGATTAATTGTCTTTGCTTGTGTTCTAGATATGTTTGCCATATCAGCTACTGTCTGGTGAAAGTCAACGCTATTATCTTTAAATTTCTCTACAATGCTTGCAACAGACTCATCAAAACAAATTGGTTCAGTTGTTGCTGCATAATGCACAACTAATCTAGGCTCTTGTTGTGAGTAATCAAAACAACCCCATTTGTGATTTTCCTCTGGTATGAATAAAGAACGTATCATTGGTCCTAAATCTTTATTTCTTGCAGGTATCTGTTGTAAATTTGGATTAGAATAACTGAATCTTCCTGTAACTGTACCCCCTTGATCAGACCTAATTGGGTTTATATCTGCATGTATTCTACCTCTATGTTGATGTTTTAATATGGTGTCTATGAATGTTGTATGTGCCTTGTTAATCTCCCTTGCTTTTGCTATGTTCTTAACCATTGGATGATTATGCGTGGAAAGAAAATTTTTTGTAAATGAAGGTGAGTTTGTTTTCTCGGTTCTATGGTAAGTTAAGGAAAGCTTGTCGAAAACTTTGGCGATTGATCTTGCTGCCCATATTTGAACATCTTGTCCTGTTTCTTTTTTTACTGCTAGTAGGAGTTCTTCTTCCTGTTTACATAACTGCTGTTTCAGCTTATGAGCACGTTCGACATCGACACACACCCCTTTAAATTTCATATCAATTAAACACGGAAACAATTGTGTTTCTAAATCAAATATATTTGTAAGACGTTGTTTATTTATTTCTCTGGATAATACTTTAAATAATTCTAATGTAAGTTCAGCATCTTTTTCTGCATAACTTCCAACATACATTGCAGGTAGTTTATATAATTCTTTTTTAGGGTCTATACCCCAAGACTCTGCAGCTTCTTTCAAAGCTTTTTCATCTTTTACTTCACCAAGATAATCAAATGAAATACTGTTAAGTGTGTACCATAATCTATTCTCATCAATTAATGATGCCATAACCATGGTGTCTATGATATGTCCGTTGATAGGTATGCCATATGCTTTTATCCAACATACATCATACATCGCATTGTGAAATATTTTTACTGCGTCTGTAGCACAAACTTTTTTAAACCATTCTAAAACAATTCTTCTGTCCATATTACCACCACCCTCATGTGCAATGGGATAATAACCTGACCATCCATCAACAGCTACTGCAACACCAACTATCTCTCCATGACCTTGTATGGCTCCTGATCCTTTTGATTTTAAGTCTGGGTCTTTTGTCTCTAAGTCAATTGCAATATATTTTGCTCCTGATAAATCAGGAAACTCTTCTGGACAATCCCATTCAGTTTGCGCTGTAAACATTATTTCTTTTTTTTCTTATTATCTTTTAACTTCTTTTTCTCTAATTCGCAATAGTGAATGATCTTATCAAGATCTTCTATTCCGTTCTTGTGCATGTATCTGCAAACGTATTTTATAACACAGCCCTGAAAGAACGAGAGATTATTTTTTGAAATAAACTCGTACGGCTGAATGTCAAAATACATGTAGTGAGATCCACCTACCTGCTTGTAGTGTGGTTTCTTTTCGTCCATCAGTTTTTCAAACATATTTATATCTGTCATATTATTGGTGCTCCTATATTATATTGATATTCATAATCTTGATTGGTTATGAATAATTTTTCTTTTGCTCTTGTTATACCTACAAAGAATGTACGGTGCTCTGGGTCTGCATCTTTTTGTGCTGAGTCATATATGATTCTTTCTAAATCAGTAAACAAAACAACATTATCACATTCTTCACCTTTTACACTATGTATCGTAGATAATTTTATTCTAGCTGGTTTCATTAGATC